CGGGGGAGGCCCCAAAGGAGAAGAAGATGCGCCCGAAGGTGGCAAAGGTCGCACCGGCCGCGTCTGCTTAGAGAAACAAAACATAATGTGTAATATAACATAACAATGGAGGAGCCTACACCTCTCGCCCCCCCTCCAGAACTTTCACGTGATGTCGTGAATGCTCTGGTCGGAACTAAAATCAAAGATCTTAGCTTGTATCGCCGTGCATTTACTCACAAGTCAGCTCTGAAGCGCTATTCAGACCTGACTGGTTCTTATGAGACTCTTGAGTTTATGGGAGATTCAGTTCTCGGCTTTGTCATCACCAAGCATCTGTTTGACCTTCACGAAAAGGAGCAGGAGGGGTTCCTGACCAAGGCGCGGACGAAGATGGTGCGAGGCAAAACACTATGTGAAATTTCCAAAGTACTCGGTCTCGACAAAATGATTTTGATGGATGAAAAGGGCGAGCGCAACGGCTGGAACACCAACGAACACATCATGGAGGATGTTTTCGAGGCTTTTGTCGGTGCCATCTATCTTGACCTCGGTATGGTTCACGCGAAGCGTTTCGTTTTGGAATCCTTCACAAAGGTCAAGACGTCCTTAGTTGATGATAACTGGAAAGATCAACTCATGCGATGGTGTCAGGCTCTCAAGTACGCGCTGCCCGAATATCGCTTGGATGGTCAAACGAACGGTCAATTTTTCATCACGGTCGTAGTCGATGGAATGGACTGCGGCTCGGGGTTCTCAACCACCAAAAAGCAGGCTGAGCAGAATGCAGCTGAGATTGTACTTAAGACTGACCCTCGTTTTAAGAACAAGAAGATCCCAGTCAATGGAAAGAACTGTGGCTCGAGCGCGTGAGCTCATCGCGCAAGAATACGCCGAACAAAGGTCTCAGGAATGGTTAGACCTCCGAGAGAATATGATCACTGCGAGTGACGTAGCAAGCGCCCTTGGTGAGAATCGTTACGAATCTCCAGATTCATTTGTAAAAAAGAAGGTTCTGCGGACCAAGTGGGCCGGAAACGCCGCAACGGCGCATGGTACCCTACTCGAACCTTTTGTCCGAGATTTGTATGATCAGAAATTTAACAGAAAGTCCCACGAGATTGGCCTTGTGCAACACCGTGAGTATCCTTGGCTGGGCGCATCACCGGACGGAGTCACCGAGGATGGAATTTTGGTCGAAATTAAGTGTCCCCTGACTCGGAAGATTGAACCCAAGGTGCCGGCCCATTACCTGCCACAGGTTCAACTTCAACTCGAGATTACAGACTTGGACGAGTGTGACTTTGTGCAGTATAGACCGGGGGACGCGAACAGCGTCCCTCCCAAGGCGGAAGAATTCGTGGTTGTCCGTGTCCATAGGGACCGTGAGTGGTTTGCTAGAGTTCTCCCGGCGCTGGAAGTCGTGTGGCAGCGCGTCCTCAAGGGTCGCGCCGAGGGCCTTTGTGAGATACTGGACGAGTCCCCTCGGGACTCTCAGTTTAAGAAACAAATTGCTTGTGAAGTACTAGAGGATGAACGCAAGTTCATCCGTCATGGAGTCATACACTCGGATTTTCAGCAAGAAACTCGAGTGTAAACACAAGAACCGCTTTCTCAAGTGTCGGGAGTGTGCTGGGTCATTTTGCTGCAAATGCATTCAGCTTGAGGTGCACATGTGTCCCAAACTGGATGAACGGTCTAAAATTGAAAAGGAGAATTTATCAAAGAAATTGGTCAAAGTGGTGGCACCCAAGGTGCTTACTTTTTGAGGCGGCTCAGAATGTAAAACACGATAACCAAAATAATAAGCATCAGAAGGATATTTTTCTTTATTTTGAAAGGTCCGATCTTCTGACTGTCACGACCCATCCATTTCCACGGAAGCTCGGGGCGGTACCACGTCACGGTGCCATCCGAGTACTCGAACTTGCGCGTCGGAAACGCGCCGTGGGGGGCGTAGTTGGGATCGATGGTCTTGAGGTGGACGTTTCCTGAGAGGTCACGGGGCTTGATACCGGCATCAAGATCGTCTGAGTAATCTACTGGCTTTTCATCGATGGCTGATGTGTACGATCCATCGATAAAGAGGTCCTTACGGAACCCGTCTTTATTGATGCCAAAGTCGCCCGTCCACGTGGTCGGGTTAAACTTGTCGATCTGCAGACGGTCATCCAACATCAAGGCTGATGCCATTTCTAAAATACGCTTACATTATTTTTGTTGACTGCATAGACTTTGGTCTTGACCTTTTGCTGGTGAAGTTCCCACATTTCGTCCAAGTCTACATTCAACATGGACGCGAGCTGGAAGAGGTAACTGAACACGTCACCCATCTCCATCATGATGTCAGTTCCCCTGTCCTTTTTGAGGCCCGTCTTTTTATAAATTTGCTTCTTCTGCCTGATGCTCGAGGCGAGTTCGCCCATCTCTTCATTCAAGAGCATCCATACGATACTAATAGGGGCTTTGTCCCACCCCTTCTGGTGGCACATGAGTGCAGTTTCATCGCGAAACTTATTCATTAAGTACAAAAGGCCTCGTTCTTTTAAGTTATGAGCCGAGCCAAAGGCTTCCTGAAGTACACGACGAGGAAACACGCGGCTATGAGAAACGCAAACTCGGTCACAAGCTTCCAATTTTCAACCACATTTGGGTTTTTTGTACGCTTCTTGGCCCACGGCTCGATGATACCGTTACTGAATAGGCGAATGAATCTCTCGATGGCAAAGAATATCAGAAAGCCAAGGAGAAGGTCGTCAAGAGCGCGCATATCTAGTAAGTTCGCAGAACTTATTTACGGCGTAGCCCTTAACCGAGTTCCTTCGGAACTCCCTAAAAGATTCCAAATTTGAAGTTGCTGGGAATCTTGTTTCCGTACGTGCTGGTGTTGACTGGGATCTCGAGGGGGACGGGGTTCTCGGAGATGTCGCGCAGGTACACGAGCTGCTGGAGCATACCGGTGGATATGGTCTGGGTAGCCCGCTTGATAACCTCGGCGTTCATACGGCCCACCTGGTTCTTGACATCCGTGTACGGGTCGGCTGCCAGGTCCGTGTACACCACACGCATAAGGGACTGGATATCGCCGTCACTCTGACGGTCCAGCTCGTAGCCCGTCTGGGACTTGATGGTGTCGATGATGGACCGGTGAATACCCTCCCGGTTAAACTCCGAGAAAAAGGCATTTCCCAGTGGCGTAAAGACACTCAGACGAATCGGCTTGACGTCATATGTCTCGAGCATACTCATTATTCTTACTCAAGTTAAAAAAATCAGGCCCTTTCAGTACAATGAAGGTCATCAAGAGAAATGGGGACTCGGTTGAAATGCTGTTCGACAAGGTGACTCAACGAATTTCAAAACTAAATAGGACCCCTGAGTTTGAGACCCTAAATGTCCAACCAGACAAGGTGGCTCAGAAGGTTTTCACAAGCATGTATGACGGGATTTCTACGAGTGAAATTGATAACCTGAGTGCCGAGGTGGCCATCGGTATGATCACGGAACACCCTGACTATGAGGTCCTGGCCAAGCGAATCATCGTCTCAAATTTGCAGAAGAATTGCCCCAAGACCTTCAGTGACTGTACCCTGACCCTGTACAATAAGGGTATCCTCTCTGAACAGTTTATCAAATGTGTGGCCCTTGCACTGGATTCATATATCGTTCAGAAACGTGATTACGACTTTGGGTATTTTGGGATCAAGACGCTCCAAAAGGGCTACCTGTTTCCAGGTGAGACGCCGCAGTATATGTTTATGCGCGTCGCTGTGGAAATTCACATGGATGACCTCGAGCGCGTCAAGGAGACGTACGACCTGATGTCCCAGAAGTACTTCACACACGCAACACCTACGCTGTTTAATGCCGGAACGCCTCGCTCCCAGATGAGCTCGTGCTTCCTGGTGGGTATGAAGGATGATTCCATCGAGGGCATCTACGACACACTGAAGGAGTGCGCCCAGATTTCCAAGTGGTCTGGGGGTATCGGTATGCACATAAGCAACGTCCGTGCAAATGGCACACCTATCAAGGGCACAAACGGCGTGGCTGACGGCATTGTGCCCATGCTTCGCGTCTTCAATAATACGGCTCGGTACGTCAATCAGGGTGGCGGGAAGCGCAAGGGGTCGTTCGCCATCTATCTCGAGCCGTGGCACGCAGATATCATGGACTTTCTCGAGCTGCGTCTGAACCAGGGTGATGACGAGATGCGGTGCCGCGACCTGTTCACGGGGCTGTGGGTCCCTGACTTGTTCATGCAAAAGGTTGAAGAGGATGGCGACTGGTACCTCATGTGTCCGAATGAGTGTCCGGGGCTCCAGGATGTTTGGGGCGAATCATTTAACGAGTTGTACCGTACATATGTCGCACAGGGGCGGTTCAAGAAGAAGGTCCGGGCTCGTGAAGTTTGGGACGCCGTTCTCAAGAGCCAAGTCGAGACTGGAACGCCTTACATGTGCTACAAGGACAGCGTCAACTCCAAGTCTAACCAGATGAACATCGGGACGGTCAAGTCGAGCAATTTGTGTGTCGCACCCGAGACGATGATTCTAACCAAAAATGGATACCAAAAAATATCAGATCTTGTCGGGCAAGTAGTGGACGTATGGAACGGTGAAGAGTGGTCTGCTGTCACCATCTCGAATACGAGTGCCAAGAGTCGTTTGGTCCGTGTCAATTTCAGTGACGGCACTTTCCTCGAGTGCACCGAATATCACAAGTTTCATCTTCAGGTCGGTTATGGTTCAAAGACGGAAATCAAGCCAACCACGAATCTTGTTCCAGGTGACCGCCTCATCAAGTGGACCCCTCCAAGTCCAGTTGAATTCGGAGATACGGAAGATTTCAGTTATCCGTATACTCACGGGTTTTTCTGCGGGGACGGTACCTACCACTCGACATACTCAGGTTTCAAAACGATTCCAACAGTCTCACTCTACGGTGAAAAGAAGAAGCTCGTAGAGCATTTGGAGGTTCGAACGATGTCGGGTGAAGAAGACGCGTCAGGTCGTTTGAATGTGCAGCTCCCGTATGATCTCCCCAACAAGTTCAAAGTTCCTCTACGGGGCGCCGTGAAAACCCGCCTCGACTGGTTCGCCGGACTATGTGACGCAGACGGTCACACTCAGGGGTGCCCTGGAAATCTGACCCAAAAGAGCATCTCGGTTGCCTCAATCCACCTCAACTTTCTTCGGGATATCCAGCTCATGCTTCATACGCTCGGTGTGAGTTCAACCATCGGTCTCTTGCACGAGGCGGGTGAACGTGAGCTCCCCGATGGCAAGGGTGGCAAGAAGATGTTCGATACACAGGCTTGTTGGCGACTTGTGGTGTCTGCACTCGGCGTAGAGACCCTGATCAATTCGGGTTTCGCGACGCATCGTCTTGACCTGAGCGACTTTACCCCAGTGTCTCGAGATGTTCGGCAGTATGTCCGCGTCGTTTCAATCGAGGATAACGGGCGCATGGATGCGACGTACTGTTTCAACGAGCCGAAGCGTCACATGGGTATCTTCAACGGTGTTATCACCGGCAACTGCACCGAAATCATGGAGGTTTCTGGACCGGATGAGACGGCTGTGTGTAACCTGGCGTCCATTTGCCTGCCGACTTTCGTGAAGAAACCCGCATCCGAAGGGACCCACCCTTTGGTGTTTGATTTTGACGAGCTTCAATACGTGACTCGGGTCATCACGCGGAACCTGAACCGGGTCATCGACAAGAACTACTACCCGACCGAGGCAGCTCGCAAGTCGAACATGCGTCACCGTCCCATCGGTATCGGGGTTCAGGGTCTCGCAGACGTGTTTCAGATGATGGGCTGGGCCTTTGACAGTCAAGAGGCTCGCTACTGGAACACGTACATTTTCCAACGAATCTACTACGCGGCCCTACAAGAGTCGTGCCAGCTCGCCAAGGAGGAGGGGCCATACGAGACGTTTACCGGGTCGCCCGCCTCACAGGGTATTCTACAGTTTGACACGTGGGGGGTCAAACCGGACTTCAATTTTGAGATTCTCAGAGAGGACATCAAAACACACGGTCTCCGCAATTCACTGCTCGTGGCACCGATGCCGACCGCGTCAACCGCACAAATCATGGGGAACAACGAGGCGTTCGAGCCGTACACGACCAACATCTACCTGCGTCGGACCCTCGCGGGTGAGTTTGTGGTTGTCAACAAGCACCTCGTCAAGGACCTCGAGGCGCTCGGTCTCTGGTCCCCAGCCATGAAGACGGAGATTGTGCGTCACGGAGGCTCGGTCCAGAGTCTCGACATTCCCGCGCGTCTCAAGGAGATTTACCGGACCGTATGGGAGATTCCACAAAAGAGCTTGATCGATATGGCGGCGGACCGCGGCGCTTTCATCGACCAGTCTCAGAGTCTCAACATTTTCATGGAGAGCCCGACAGCCGCGAAGCTTTCGAGCATGCATATGTACGGCTGGAAGAAGGGGCTCAAGACGGGTATGTACTACCTGCGAACGCGCCCAAAGGCCAAGGCGCAGCAGGTGACGGTCCCAGTTGCACAGAAGCCAACTGCTGAAGAGGTGCTCGCGTGTTCCCGTGAAAACCCCGAGTCTTGTGTGATGTGTTCAGGTTAATTTCCAAGCTAAATTTAAGATGAAAAATTGTTGCCGGTCTGGGCCGAAGAACAAAAAGTGCGTGAGGAAGTCGAACAAAAAGGTCTTTAATTTACCTCGTAAATTCAGTAAACTTCGGTGTCTTTTGGGCCCTATAAAAGGGTTTACTATGCGTTCAAGTTGTGCACCATTTAAAAACTGTAAAAGAAAGTAGGTAATGGATCCAACAATATGGAAGAATTTACCAACAGAATTGGTTCGAAAAATAATTGAATGGTCCGAACCTTCGATCGATGTTCAATTATGTTTCAAAATTGCACCAAAGAAAATTAATGAAGCAAAAGCTTGGAGGTTATGGTGGCTCCTCAAGTCCCATGACGGGCTCATTTATAATTTAGAAACAAAATCCCTTTACAATTTTCGTGCACCGGGATCTCATATCATTAGGAGACCTATAGAATTAAACTATCATACAGCCGGTCTATGGGTCTTTAATGATACAGAGGATAAGCATATTGTCGAGATAATTTCACCCAACGGTACTTTCCAGTCATATATTAGTCGTGATCCTTGGGTTACTGATTTGCGGGTTCTGCTCAAGGGGTCGGGTCTGGCCCGGGTCTTGAACTATTCTTCAAGCACGTGACGCCGATTTTAAAAACTGCTTCCCCTTATTTTTCAGTTCAGTCAGGTGCCACAGCTTATTCGTCCAGTTTTGCCAGTTGTTTTGTGACGTGCCGTAACGACCGCGTTCAATACCCATTGCGTAGAGATTGCGGCGGATCTGTGAGCTCGTAGAATTTCGGATGAGCTCGCTCACCACCATATTTCTAGCGATGTGAAGCGCGGCTAAATGCTTTTTGTAAATTTTTAACGCCGAACTTTGGGCGTTTACGTAATTTGGATCGCGAAGGGCGTTCATAGCCTTGGCTTGGTTGTGAAGGCGCTTCTTTTGGGCCTCGTGGGTTGCCGTCGCCTTCACCCAGTTCCTGTTGAGATTCGTGACGAGACGCAGCAACTTGGCGTTACGGCTCTTTGCCGCGGCTTCCTGGGCGCGAAGGTTGCGCATAGCCTGTGAAGCGGGCTTCACAGCCTGACGGAGCTTGTTCCAGCGTTTTTGCGCGTTTGATCTCTCATTGATTGGCGACAACCCTGAGGGGCGGCGCGTTGCACTCGGGCGGTACTCCCGCGGCGTCTGGCCCTTTATCGTATGGGGCATTATAGCTTAAAACTAATAGACATTTTATTTAGAATGGTCTTTTGGTTCGATATAGTTCCAAGTCAGATTGAGACGGTTCCTCTGACCAAAGACCGGACTCGTTTCAAGTACAAGGGTGGTCCTCTGAGGTTCCAGATTCCGCGCGGTATGTGTCAGTGGGGTGTGAGTTCTTACAAGAGTTTTCAGGTGGGAATTTCCGACCCAGATTTCATCCAGTGGTGGCGCCAACTCGAGGCGCAGCTGTGCCCAGCTGTGGAGACGTTCAGTAGTAACCTACGCGGAGAGACTCTTAGACTCAAGATTGATGATTCGGTCTATATTTTCGACAAGGATTCAAAACAGATCAACCCTGAAGTGAAGGAGGGTCTGTTTAGAGGTCAAGAGGTGTCGTGTCTCATCGACATTGACTCGACGTATTTTTTCAATGGAAATTGGGGCCTGACTATCAGGACCTATCAGGTGAAGATGCTTACCGAGGAGATCTACGAACCGACACCCGAACCGACTTGTGAGTTTTCTTTACCGAAGGGGACTTGCGCTTTTTTGTCATAGTCTTGGACTTTTTCAGAATTTTATTCAAAATTGATTCACTCGTGGAATATCTGAGACCAAGAACGGTCTGCATTTTTATTATCTACTTGGAATAAATCTCACGAGCCTTGGCCAGCAGAGGCCCCTGAACCAGCGCAAAGCCCTTGATGCCCAGCTCCTTCTTGGCCTTTGAGACCGCCTTTATCCAGGGATTGGCCTTGGCATCCTTGGCCTTCTTCTTGGACACAATCTCACCGTCCTTCATTTTCAGGTCCTTCTTCTTGAGGCCACCTGCAGTCTCGGTGGCGTTGCCGTGGTACACTTGGGCGCGGCTGCCGACGGTCATTTACTTTCTGCGTTTATTTTTTTTTGGACTGGGACTAGGTTAGTAGAAGGGGCGTTTGATTACACAGCGAAAATCTTGCGCAAAGTCTGGATATTGATCTTGGTCGTCTTGGGCGCGTTCGGCACCAGAGTCTCTAGGCGCGGGTCGTTCAGGACCTGCGCGCACACCTTGGCCTTGCCCTCCTGCAACTGCATGATGCTCTGCTCGACGCTATGGAGCGGTTCGGGGCCGTCCTGGCCCACGTAGATGAATCGCCGTACGACCACTTTTTGGGTCTGCCCCGTGCGGTGAGCACGGCCGATCGCCTGGAGCTCCGTAGCGGGATTCCAGGTGGGCGCGGTGATGTAGATGCGCGTCGCTTCTTGCAAGTTGAGGCCGACGCCACCCGCCTTGACCTGGATGAGGAAGACGGGGGCGGCTTGGCCGTGCACCTCTTCTTTAAAGGCGGCGATGCGCTCCTCCCGTAGCTCCTTGGAAACCGAGCCGTCTATCCGAAACACTGGGATGTCCGCCTCGTGGAGGAGCTCCTGTATCCGATCCATCTCACCCATCCACTGGGTGAATATCAGTGTCTTTTCTTTGGAATGCGATTTGATGGACTCAAGTAGCGTCTCCATTTTGCGCGACCGCCCGGTCCAGATCTCAGGATCCACGTCATTCTTGACCGCTAGGCCGTCCAGGTACAGCTGAGGCCAGGCCATCACCTGCCGCACGCGCAGGAGGCACTCCAGGAGCTCCATCTGGTGCATGGCGACATTTCCAGAGCGGAAAATGTGCTTGACGATTTCGTGCCCAGTGTCGAACACGTCACGGTACAGATCCGCCTCCTCTGGATACATTTCCAGCTCGACGTTTTCGAAATCACAAGGCGGGAGCTCCAGGCGCCGGTTGTGCTGAGCCACGTCAGCCTTTGTACGGCGTAGCACGTACGTCTGACGAATCTGGTCAGTGTACCCCTGAACTTGGTCGCGTGGAATTCCCAGGAAAGCAGACAGCGCCACGAAGTCCTTCATTGAGTTGAAGACGGGCGTGCCAGATACGACCCAGCGGATCTGGGTGCGCAAAGCCAGACACGCAATGTGCGTCTTGCTCTTGCGGTTGCGAATTTCATGGCCCTCGTCCAGGATGACGCGGTCCCAGCCGATGCGCAGCAGGGGGCACGAGGGAGACCCCTTGCGTTCCGGCAGCACGGAATAGGGGGCCACTGTGATGTGCGGCAGGGCACCTTCAGGAAGGGACCGCTTGGGGCCGTCGAAAGTGCCCACACGCAAACTGGGTGCAAACCGGCGCACTTCCTCACACCACTGACCCACTATGGATTTGGGCACCAGGACTAGCGTGCGCGGCTTTGGGTTGGCGAGCATAGTGGCGATGAGCTGGACAGTCTTGCCCAGACCCATTTCGTCACATAAAAAGCCACCTGGTAGTGAAGGGGACAGCTCGCGCGCAACTAGCCATTTGACGCCGTCGTGTTGGTAGGGCGAAATGAGACGGGTGCGAAGGGCCATTTGGTTTTGGTTGAATGGCCTAGGGTCTCACCGGTTCTTGGCGTGGACAGGACACGAATTTTTCCTCGGGCTCTAATAGGTCATGTCGAATAACGATGCGCTTGTTCAGCGAATAATCGCCATCATTCAAACACATGTCAACCCTAAACAGGGTCTCGCAAATTTAAAACAAAATAGGAATATTGTGCCGGGTATCGTCGCAATTATCAAGGGGGCGATTGGTAAAAATTCCAAGGTGGCTGTGGCGGTCGTGCAAGCCGCCCCAACAAGTGATGTGGCAAATGCCATTACAAAATTAATTAAAAATAGTGTAAAACTCCCATCGAACGTAACGGTCGCGGCCATCCCGACCCTCGTGGTGGGTGGAAAGTCAAAGACGGCTGTTCAAGTTATCAAACAGGCAAATGCGAATAATGTGGCGGATGCCATTACAAAATTGATACAGAATAGCGTTCGTGTTCCGCGGCCAGTTGTCACTGCAGCGGTCGAAACTCTAGGCCCAGAACACCAGAGTCTCATAGATAAACTGAAACAAATGTTCAGGTGGCCATGGTCGGGAATTTTCTCTCCTAAAGATAAGATGCCGGTTTATGGTCCCGCATCTCAACCGAACTTTATCGAGCCTGTAAAAACGGGCGTCAATAATCAGGGAAGAAATACATATAATCAGAAGCCTCCCGCGTCTGGATACGTCTTGACAACTCGCAACAAAAAGACGGGTTGGTACAAGAACGTGGGTGCCGCCGTCCCAGGTGCGGCGCCAGCGCCCGGGGCAGCGCCTCCGTCGAACACTGCACGTAACTACACGAAGATGAGCACGCGCGAACTTATCAAGGCTCTGCGCGAGTACCCGCAAAATCGGCCAGTTATTATGGATGCTCTTCGGAAAGCTATTGAAAAGGAGCTCAGAGATGTAAAATACGAATATAGTCGTTCGCGCCGTGCTCGTAAGCTCGGGGATCTCCTTCGTCTGCTTCCACGCAACTACAACGGCCGCCGCAATGCGTCGAGCATGGTCGTCAACGACGTTCGCGAGACCCGGAACAAGCGGGAGCTTTCGAATTTGCGTTCAAATTTGGGAAGCGTTCCAAATGAGAATATTCGTCGCGCGTTCGAGGAACAGCGTCGTCGGTTCGCACGGACCACCGCGAACGAGACTCCCCGTCGTGGTGAGCGCCGTGAGGTGATTTCCCGCCGGTACGGCGAGAGCAACACCAATTATTCCAGACGGGTAAATAACTCGGAGAAACAGCGTGAGCTTCTGAACCTCATACGGCGCCGGCGCGCTGCACGCATCGGCGGTTCCGGCGCCGGCGGGGGGGCAGGATCTGGAAACGGAGGCGGGGGTGCAGGCGGGTACGGAGGTGGTGCAGGGAACGGAGGCGGGGGTGCAGGCGGGTACGGAGGTGGTGCAGGGAACGGAGGCGCGCCACCACCGCCACCCCTGCCGACGAATCAGCAAACGGCAATCAACAATGCAGGGGGTGTGAATAGTGCTATGAACACCGTCGTACAAGTTCCAGGAGGCGCGCCTGAAATCGCCAAGGCTGCCGAGGCTCTGAACGAGTCTGGTGGCAATTCCACAATTGCTATAACCGTCAAGGGCGCTAGCCCTGCAGCCGTGAATGCCGTCCAGAAACTCGGTGGGCCAAATAACGCCGTGAATGTTCTAGAGGGTCTGAATACCATGTCGCAGACGCACGCGACGCGGAAGCGCAAGTCGCGGTCTCGCCGCGCCAAAGTTCTCAAGCCTCGTATTGCCGAGCTGAATCGCGTGATTAGCGCTGTCAAGAAACAGCGTTTGATTTCTCTGATGGCGCATAACGTGACAAAGACTCACAATATCCACCCGAACGATGAGAAGCTCAAGGCGTACTACAAGAAGGTTCTCAAGGCGAATATCCTTCGCACGCCTTTTGCGAAGATTGTCAGGGGCGCGGCAAAAAAACGTGGGTGAGGGGTGCGAAGCACCCCGACCCCGGGACACGGGCGAGAGACCTATGGTCTCGAGTCGGGACGGAGTCCCTCCTAAAAAACGTGTCCTCCCAGGGTTAAAGAGTCGGCGGGCTTGAGGAATGTAAAGAAAAATGACCGCCGCCACGTTCCAGTACATTCGGGATCTGAATGCAATTCGCGGTGAACTCGTGCGCGACCTCACGCGGCCCCAACCATCGTGGGTTCGAATCACGACGATCACCATGTGTTCCAAATTTCTTCAGGAAATTGACTTGAAGAAATTTAGAGAGAACTTCGCCAAGCTCGGATCGCTCACGGTTCGGAGAAGTGGGTCTCGCTTCCGGGGATTCGAGTGGAAGATGAAAGACACGGCATTTTACAACCAGGTTACAATTGGCTACGAGGACGTGTATTCTCGCAAAAGCATCAAGCTCTTTCCTAATGGGTCTATTCAGGTTGCGGGGTGTTCCGACCTGTTTGACTGTAAGCGCATCCTAAAACAGCTCGCCTTTATTTTGAAGGTGGTTCTCGATTTGGAAGAGCTTCCGCCGACGGAAGACGCGAGCATAAAAATGATCAACACCAACTTTTCGCTCAACGCATCTGTCAATTTGAACAAGGTGATTCAGAAGTTTTCACAGGACAAGCGGTTCAAGGTGACCTTCGACCCTGACAGGTACAGTGCCGTCAAGGTGAAGTTCAGCCCCAAGCCGGAACAGAAGCAGGTGACCGCCAGCATTTTCAGCACGGGCAAGATTATCGTCACTGGGGCTCAGACGTTGGACGAGATTGCGGGGGCTTACGAGACGATCAACCGAATTGTCACGACCGACGTGTTGGTCAAGCCGGTCGCCGTTCCCGAGTTGTTCGACAACATCATGGGTGCAAGCTTTGAAGAGTGGGGACGAGTTCTAAATAAAATGTAATCAACTAGTAAATGTCTCAGCGCTATGGCATGGCCGATGGCCGGTGCCTTACCGAGTTCACTTCGTCCCGCATTCTGAACGACCAGATTATGGCTGAAAATAAGGTGGCTTTCCAGGACAACTACAAGTACCGCTCTCTCCTTCAGGAGAAGGGCCCCGAGGCGTTCAGCCTGCCCGTGAAGAATGCCGCGTGCCGTAATGGCCAGGTGGTCGTCCTTGTGGAAAATGAATAAAATATCATCAAATAATAAATGCCTAGCAAGGTCGTCATCGTCGGTGTCCTGATATGCGTCGTCGCTGTAATTTTATCAACCGTTCTTGGCGTGTATTACACGAACGTCTCGTGCCCCAGTTTCGGGTCGGATTGTTCGACGGCAGCTGGCGCCCCAGCCCCCGTGGCCGCCCCAGCCCCCGCTGCGCCCTCCCCTGCACGCGCAGCCCCTGTTCCCGCACCTCCCGCAGGAACCCCGAGCGCCGTCGCGGCTGCACCGCTTGCCAAGCCACCCCCACCGGCGGCGGCTTCAACCTACAGATTGACCCCCAACACAGTTGCTTACAGAGGCGATTCGGGTCGTGCAGCAAAGACGATCAAGACGGTGACGGGTGATGTGAACACGTGCAAGTCTTCGTGCGACGCCACGTCCGATTGCACCCATTTTGAAAGAATGGGAAATTCTTGCACCCTCTATAGAGGCGCTGAATGGGTCGGGTCTCAGCCGGGTGGCGAGTCTTACTGCAAGGCTCAGTGCCAGGGTGCTTGAACTAAAGAAAAGACTCCTTTATGATTTATGTAGGTTGTGATTGATGGCAATATCGGGTCAGGAAAAACGACCCAACTCGATTTACTTGAAAAAATCGGGTACAAAGTTCGCCGGGAGCCCATTGATGATTGGCCTCTCGAGGAATTTTATAAGGATCCAAGCCGGTGGGCGTTCTATTTTCACATGGTAATTCTTCAGACACTCAGGCCTCTCAGGACTCGGGATACGGTCGTGTATGAACGGTCACTCCTCAGTTCCAGGTGGGTCTTTTGGCCCGTACTGCTCAAAAAGGGTCTCGTGACGCAAGAGGAGGATGCTACATACTCTAAATTTTATGAACAATATTCGTGGTTACCGGACCTCTACATTTTCCTTTCAAAAACCCCTGAGCTAGCATGGGAGCACATCCAGGCTCGGCACCAGGCGGGTGATTCAGGGGTTACGAAAGAGTACTGGAGCGAACTTGCTGAGGAATATCAGAATCTCATCAAGAATGTGCCGTGTCAAGTATATATTGTGAACGCCAACAGGAGCGTTGAGGAAATTCACAAAGAAATCTGTAGGATCATATCAGACCATGAATTGCGCCGCATTGACCAGGAACGGGACCAAGTGCAAGCAAAAAGCGGTCGAGAACGGCATGTGCCGTGCCCACCTTTCCAACACATGTGCCGTCTGTCTTGAAGAGACTAAACGGACCGACAAGAAACTCAAGTGCAAGCATATTTTTCATGCAAAATGCATCATGAAATGGTTCGAGACGAGCATAGAGTGCCCTCAGTGCCGCATGGAACAGGACGACGACCCCATCGTCGTGTTTCGGAAGAACGTGGAGGAAAACATACGTGAAAAGTACCGTGAAGCAGTTCGGACCCTTCAAGATGAGGTCCGAGTTCTCGAGGCGCGTAGGTCCCGCTAAAAAGTAATACAGGTTTACAATAATGGCCGACCCCCGAAGATGTGGTTCCCAAACCCTCACAGGGGGATCGTGTAAAACAATTTTACGCGAGGGTCAGGAAAGATGCTGGCAACACAGGGGTACACAATGTGCAGTCTGTCTTGCCGCCATGGGGGGTCAAAGCAACACACGCAAACTCGATTGCGGGCACGAATTCCATGAACGGTGTCTGAATCGCTGGAAATTGACATGTCAGGAGACGCCCACGTGTCCTATGTGCCGCGAACCCTTTGACGCGCCGACGTACAAGTGTCGGCTCATCATCGAGCGATCAAGTGATTCTTTAAGAAATATCACAGACTTTGAAACGGCTAATATCTCGAGTATTGTTGATGGGTTTGGTATCCAGTTTCGAGATCTCGTACCAAATCATGGGAGGTTCCTATCTGATATACACTTTGATATAGAACCCGGGGAGATTCTTCATAATATTCTCAGAGAACTCGGTTTACCAGCCCCACCTGAGAATTTTTAGAGCCATTGCGGTTATTATTCGCTCCAGTCTTGGCGAAACCCCTGCGAACGCCGTAAGCCGAGCAAAACTTGGTGTAGTGGAAACCAGGCTTGTAGCTTCTATTGGCCTTGCGGGGGTCGGAGATCGTCTTACCCGACGCATCGATCAAAAGGGGGCCACCAGCCCACCCCGTCTTGTGGCTCCATAATTTTACTGGAAAATCAATCACTTTCCCAGGAGTCAGACGTGTATTGTTCGATTGAGCGTTGTACTTCTTGAGGACCCTAAGGGCATCAGGAGATTTTAAAGACCTTTGGGACATCTTGAGAGCCATGTCGTTGTATCGCCCGAGGACGTACAGATCAGTGTTCTTATTTGCTATACGCCCGTTATTGGCACCCGATCCAACTCGCCCCTTGGCCAGCGCCGCCAGAATCACACGCGGAGTGACTCGGAAAAACTTGGCGAGACCAGCAACCGTATCCCCGGCGCGGATCTTGTACCGGACAGCGCTAATCTCCTTGTACCAGTGGAAATCCCCAGTGGAATCGCCAAAGTCGTTCGAGGGCGCCACGAAACACATAACCTTATAAAACCCTGGTCTGGGTTTTGCGTTAGGGTTGCGCATAAGATACACGTTCCCGGGGTTGTCGGCCAGGACACGCTTGGCGATGCCTGCGCAGGTGGTGAACGTCAGACCGTTTGACGATATTTTGCTTCTATTTCCAGGTACGCTCTTCGACGTGCGCTTTGACGAGTACGAACCAAACGCATAGTCGTAGCAGTTGTCGTGGACGACCCCGTTCGTCCCCCAGGGTGCCCACGTGTACTTTGGTGCCCATGGATTTGGCGCGCCACGGGTCGCCACCTTCTTGACCCGAACAACCTTCCGGGTCTTCATCTTATTGTTAACAACTTTTTTCTTTGTCAATAATAAAGATGCTCAATATTCTCCAGTCCCGTAACCAGAAGGAGATTTTGTATAACCTGATTGTGTTCGCTATTTACATCATCATCCTGACCGTTCTCCTGCGGTTCCTGTGGAACCAGTCGCTGGTGAAGCACATCAGCGTGCTCAAGCCGGTGGACACCCTGTGGCACACCTTCCTGCTGGCGGTGGCCGTGGCTGCTTTCAAGTGCTAAATAGTTCAAGAGGTTCCCAAGTAAACAAGTCTGGTAGATCCGCACATATGCGTATCGCCTTCTCGCGCGTCTCGACGTATACAAAGTTGCATCCGTCGAGACTTCGTATGACGTAAATCATTTTACTTCTTTTTTATACACCATTCTTCTCTAAGATCGTTTCTTGACGAGGTACAGGATCTCACCCGATTCGCCGTTGCGATCCACCATCCGTTTGTACTCTTTTTTGATTTTATTGTATAAGGCTCGAGCATCTTCTTCCACTTTTCAGCGCTTATGACGCCCTCGTCGTTGTACGAAATTAAGAGGGCCTTGAGGGTGCGTGAGTTTAATGCCACTTGAGCATAGCCTTTTCCCTAATCGCCGCCATAACCTTACGCTCGGGTGAATTTGGTGGTTGAGCGTTGAAGATCCTACAGAATTCACCCTGTATGTTCCATGCCGTGTCGGCGTCGTCTTGCGCAATCAACTTTTCCATGATTTCAACCATCTCAGTGGCTTCGTATTCCATTGACTTTTCAATGGCTCGCGTCCTTAACTGGAAACCACCAGTCAATAATATCACCCGCGCGGATTACGGCGTATAGGATGGCCGACGCGACGCGCCCGGACATTCGTGAACGTTTGTCGAAGATGGCGGTGTACGAAAGGACTTTGAGGGTCTCGGTGTCTGCATTGAATGCCATTAGTTAAACAATGCGCTCCTTGTTTAACTAATAGTTGGAACCGGATAAGGTCCGATAGGCTCCCAACACGGCGCGTTAATCTTGTAGCGCCGACAGAACTTCTCGTACTCTTTCTGAATTTCTTCAGGTTCCTTTGAACTTAGCTCATTTTGGTTCCAATAGTCCTTCCACATAAGACCCATGATAGAGGTGGGTGTGAAACGGACCATTCTTGGTATGAAAAAGGTTCGTGCGTTTAAGGCGTAGACTTGCTTATTTTACAAAAAGAATGTGTTGGTTTTTCCGCCGACCCAAGAAGTCTTCGTGGGTCTACAAGGAGCCCCTCGACACCGATTGGGAAAGGCACATGTGGGAAACTAATTAATATTGGGTCTCAGGCCCACCCCTTCATTGTACACGTACGCAACGCGTCTCGCGGCGTTTCTCGGTAGGGTCGACCATTTAAGGTTCGTCTGGATAGGCATGAACCCTCCGTACAGCTTTGTGAGTTTGTTGAAGTTCGTGCCGTTCTTGGTCTTGTAAAAGTCCCCCACCTTTGTACCGGGAGCGACGCTCCATTTACCATTCGCACCCTTCACAACGCGAGTATAGGTCCTGATAAAGTTGGGGCCACGGTTATTCTGACGTCTCGTGGGGACGTAGCCAACCTTGCCGTTATTACGCAAGTTGTTATTCGCAGGCTTCCACGGATCAGACATTTAATATTTGTGAATATTAATTTAATAAATGAACACCCTCCTGAAAACTCTGGCTAGCACGACCGCTACACGAACCCATCAGTGTCTTTGTTAAGGCCGGCGGTGCCGTGCACCGGCTCGCGGCTTCGCCGCTCGGAGACCAGCCGGGAAGATTCGCAGCCGTATTCATCGTCAGTCCTATTCTTGCCCGAAAAGGGCACGAATACGACGACCTGTTTATAAAAAGCTTTTCAATAGCTTTGTTTCTGTGGGATGGGTTTTGGATTTTGTTCAAAAAACCTGTTCACATTTAGACCTCGTTGTAGCCCACCTTCACGACGTTGTCCACCAGCAGGGTCGGGAAACCGGACACAAAGTCGGGGCAGTTGCCCTGCTTGCAATCCACGAACGTGTACGGGAGGCCGTTGTCAATCAGGTACTTCTCCTGCTTGACGCACCACGGGCACGCCTTGGAGCCGTACACGATGATGTTGCCCTTGTCTGGAGGGGTCAGTGCGTCTCCGAACGACACAATCTTGGTGGCCAGCAGAAACACGAGGGCTATCAGCAGGGCGACGATCAACATGTCCTTGCGTTTCATCATTTATATTACTAACCAAAAAGTTTCTTGGCAATATTCGCCTTTGAACGGAGACCCTTGATGTTCACGCTCAAATTCGCCGCCAGTCTTTTCAATTCATCCATAGAATAGTGAATGTTGACATAGACCCACCGACCCGTATTCTTGGACTTGATCTTGGCCCTTCCTGAACTGGGACTCAGTTTGTAGTTGGGGCGGCGCACTGGGCTGGGAGCCTTGGGCTTGGCCTTGGGCGGGCTCTTGGCCTTGGGCTTTACTGGGCTCGGCGCCTTCGCCTTGGGTGGGCTGGGGGTGAAGGCCGGCTTGTTGTCGCGCAGACGATTCTCGATAACTTTGATCGCCTTCAATCTAGAACTGTTCCATGCGTTTTGGAAATTAGCACCTGATGCAGAACCTGCATTCTTCCATATTTTCTCCACCAATTTGTTGAATTTATTGCTCTTTAATAGGCCCTTGGGGAGCGCCACCTTCTTCTTGGGCGGGCTCAGGGGACTCAGTGGGCTCGGCAGGCGTGGACGGGCGATGGCCTTCAGCTTCGCCTTGGCCGCGCGCAGGTTGTAGCCTGTGATGCGCGGCTTGGGTTTGGGACGGGCCACCATCTTGAGCTTCTCTTTGGCCTTTCTCAGCTGCAGACTCGTGATGAAACGCACGGGCTTGCGCAGATTCTTGGACTTGAGCTTCGCCTTGGCCTTTTGCAATTCCAGAGACGAAATGCGCTTGACCTTGACTGGCTTGAGCGCCGCCTTGGCCGCCTTGAGGTTGAGTGACGTCACGCGCTTTCCAGACAAGAATGGGTGATTCAGAACTTGAGCCAGTGAAGGCAGACCTGGGCACGGGTCCCCATACTTGAGCCGCCACTCCGAGACGTGCGTATCCGTGGCACCACGGTACCCGGGTGGCACGGCCATCTTCAAAAACTCTATGGCCTTGGGGTACGAAGCTGGCTCGTGCCTCATGGCCCAATCGAGTAATTCATTCAGAAATAGGTGATGGTCATAGCGCTCATCAGTTTTGGGGCCCACGCCCCAGAATGCCGCCGTCTTGGTGCCGTTGGCCGTGTTCACAGCAGGATTGGTACCGGACTTTTTCAGACGGGCCCATCCAAAGTCACCTATGAGGAAGCCGCGCTCCGCGACAAACACATTCTGCATGTGAAGATCGTTGTGTCTGAAATCAGGTTGTCTAAATTGAATATTAAAAAGGGCCGTAAGGATGTCTGAGATGATTTTAGCCATAGTCGCGTCATCAACCTTGGTCTGCTTTTTCATCCAAGAATCGAGTGAACCACCGGTGGCGTATTCCATGAGGAGGATGCCCTGCTTCGACTTGTCGTAATGGGTAGAATTCTGAACGTTAGGCATATTCATTTGAGCCGGCGGGATGAAGTTTTCACAGCGCATGTTCTTGTAGACGCGCACGACATTGGGTGTGTAAATTTGAACGGCGTCCTGAATCTTGAATTCTATGTCGACGGGTTGGGGCTCGCCACGCTTCGAGGCGGCGAGATCGCGAGGGGCCACCTTCACAGCGAAAGGCCGTTTGTTACCGCCGATCTGCTTGGCCGTGAACACTATACCCTGACGGCCCTTGCCTATCGGCTTCATGGAATCGAGCGATGCTTTGAGCTGGTCACACGTCATGGCCCACTCGTTCTTGGGGATTATGTTGGGCATCTTTGTGAAAGGAGCCAACTTGGGCGCCGGGTACCTCCAGCCACCTGGAGGTGTTTTCCGCCCCGGGTAATACTTGGGAGCAGGTGGAGGTGGTTTGTAGTTGGCCCTCTTGACGCGCCGGTAAAACTTTATTCCTTTTTGATTTACATAAGGAACAAGTATAGTGTTATTATTCTTTTCTTGTGGCTTGGCCGCGCCGCGCGCGCCCTTGGCTTTGTAACGCGTAGGATTGGCCACCTTGTTCGGGTGGGCCTTAAGCCATGCGACAGCCTGACCCTTGCTGACGATATTGGCGGGAATGTTAATCTCTGTGTTACCGGCGTTGTTTCGACGAAACACATAGTGACGACCATTACGGTTAGAAATTGTAAATTGTCTGGAATTTATCCAGCTCATTTATATCTATTACACATATTTTGTTAGAGTTCAAAGTCTGGGATCCGGCCAAGTCCGTAGGACTTGTGCGCCGCGGGGTTCACAAGTCTAGGGAAACCTATGGTTTCCCGTCGGACCGGAGGTCCTCCTACGGAACTGGGGCTACTCCGCATCGGGGTCGGTCTCGTACTCAATCTCGCCAGCGTCGGATCCCTTGTCGGAGACGGGCTCGTCAGCTGGGGCAAGAAAAGCGCAGGGCTTCAGCTTGTTGGTCGGTGCGAACATCACCTGGTGGACGCGGATCGAGATACCGACGCCAGCTGGAGTGCGCCAAATCTGGTTGATCTCGACGATGGCGCTCAGCGCCTGACCCTTCTCCAGGCTGTTCAGAGGCACAGACTGGCGCTGTGCGTTGTACGCCTCGGTGGCCACGCCACCCGTCTTCAGATCGGTGATAACCTTCAGGTTGAGGATAGGCGCGTACCCCTCCTTGGTGCTCGGCTTGACCGGCGACTTGTACATGCCCTCGGAGATAACCTCGCGGCTCATCTTCTTACCCAGAAGCTCCTCGGAATGCTCGGTGATGTAGTCGAGCACACGGGCATCCAGCTTGGAAAACGCCTCCAAGACCTCAGGCTTGTCGAGGCTCAGGGGAAGCGTGTAGCTCACGCGACCCGAAGCCTCATCCTTGTACTCGCTCAGACCGAAAGGCGCACGGAGCTGAGGAAGCTGGAAAATTAGCTTGCCACCACCCGCTGCGTTCAGATAGACCGCCTTGCCACCCTTGGCGTTCTTGCGCACATCCGAGAAAGTGACGTTGGAGGCATCGAAGGAGCTGAACATCTGGAGAGTGGCCATTTGCTTTGTTCTACTGTATTAGGGCTTCAGGTCCTTAAGCCCTGTTTGGGTCTTTTTTCTCGGCACTCAGTAAGACATGGCGAATGGATTTTTTTCCAGATTTCGGCGAGGAGCGGCACCGGTGGTGCTTAAAACAAACTTGAATTTTTCACCGAACAACATCAAGACTTTGAACACACAAGTGAGAAGTCTTGTGAATGCCCTGCGTAAAATTCGCAACAACACTACAATCCCAGAAAATCAGAAAAATGCGATGATGATGACTGCGTCTCAGCGCAATGCCATGAACCGGGCAATAGTCAATTTCATTAAGAAATACAATAAGGGTGCCGCTCTTCTGAACGCGGCCGTCCCTCCTTTGAACTACACAAAAATGAATGCCAATTCGCTGGCAGCCGAAGCGAACAAGAATCTTTCAGCAAATAACAAGGCGAAGCTTCGCGCAGCCATAAATGCCAAGCTTCCAACTCTCAACGCCACGAGCCGGCAATATGATTTGCTCATGAATGCGAAAGCAAAACTGAATGGCACCGTGGCACGCCCACCGCCTCCCAACAGATCTGCTCTAAATATCGTTATCGCCAAGACCACTAATCAGAAACTCCAGAGTAATATTAACAATCGCAATAAATCAGCGGCTCTGTTACAAGAATTGAAGAAAGCGGCCGCCGACGCGGGTGTGAACCTCGAGAACAAGAACGTAAACACCGCCATCACTCGCATTATGAATCACGAGTCTCGTCTGCCACCCAAGGCTGGTACGAACGTCACGAACCGTTCTCGGCTCAATGCGGCTCTCGCAAAGACGGCGAATAACAAACTCCTGGGCGAGGTTTCTACCCGTAATCAGGCGAATGCTCTCTTGGCGGAAGTTCGCAACGCAGCACAGGCTGCAGGTGTGAACCTCAAGAATGCTAACGTAAATGCAGCGCTTAATCGCATCATACGTCATCAGAGTACTTTAAACCCGTAAAGCCCCCCGCTAATCAACAACCCTCGGGGGGCTCGAATAACAACAATGCGGCGAACAACGCGGCGGATAAAAAGGCGGCGAACAATGCGGCGGCGGAAGAGGCGGCAAACAACGCAGCGGCGGCGGCGGAAGAGGCGGCGGCTAAAAAGGCGGCGAACAACGCAGCGGCTAAAAAGGCGGCGAACAACGCAGCGGCTAAAAAGGCGGCGGAAGAGGCTGCTCGCGCCCAAGCCGAAGCGAATGCAGCGGCCGCTGCAGCTAAAAATGCCGCAGAGCGAGAAGCGGCGCGGAAATTAGCCGAGGCGGCGGCTGAGAAGGCTAGAAAGGCTCGGAACGCTTTGAGAAGGGCGGTCCTGGCTTCAAAAATGGGCGCGGCACCGTTGACCGGACGTCGGGCCGGGCTTGTGGCACAGATGGCGCCCAAAAAGTCCTTGGCAAATTTCTTTGAAAATTTCAAACTCACGGGTGCGCGCCCGCGAAACACCTTGACGAGAACACAACCAGGGACGGCGTCGATAAATGCATATAGTTTTTTGAGTAAAAATATGCTCATACCGGTTGGGGGAAGCAGATATCCAAATAAACTTGACTGGAAACAGGCTGTAAATTCACTTAACAAATACGAGCTTACAAATGCCCAGAAGAACCTAATTCGTCGCGTGAATATCGCAATAGCTTCCCAGCCTACCAAGGGACGGTTTGAAATAAGACGCCAAGTGAAAGGGAAACTTACTGGAAATCGTAACAAGAATATCGCAGCCCATAAAGCTGCAATGAAGGCTGAAAATGAAGAGAAGCGGCGCAACGAACAGGCCCAGGAAAACCGCGAGAGACGCGGTGCGCGTAGTGCTGGCAAGTCCTCGAGCTCGAGTGCCAAACCGGCATGGAAGCCGCCCTCAGGGTACGGAATGTTTTAAAATCTCATACAATAGTACCAAATGGACTTTGATCTGAAGAAGAAGGCTGTTCCTTTTGCCGTGTTTTTCGCGGTGGCCAACCCAGCCACCTTCAAGCTGACCCGCTCGGTTCTGGGCAACTGGGTCGCGGCGGCCGACGGTCTGCCGACAACCGCGGGTCTGCTTCTGCACGCCCTGGTATTCGTCATCGTCGCGCACTTCCTGTGGCGCCTGGTCTGGGGCGCCAAGAAGTCGGGATATGGTGGTACTGTGAAGCTCGGAAACATGGGTGTCGGCGATGTCGGTACTCAGTACGTTGTATCCCGCGGGCACGGTGTCGAGGGACTCGCCATGCACCCAGGAGACTTTGACGTCGACCAGTAAACAGACTTCCAAAATTCTCTCCCCTAAATATTAAATGAGTCTCAATTACCTGATCCCTTTTTTGGCCTACGTGGTCATTGCGAACCCGGCCGCGTACAAGGCGGTTCGTGGGATCCTGGGAAGTTGGGTCGCGAACGCAGAAGGCCTGCCAACGAACGCAGGCCTTGTGCTTCACGCAATTGTTTTCATAGCCGTCGTGGGCTTTTTGATGCGTCTTTTGATCGTTCGCAAGTCGAACTTTTACGGTCCCAAAATGGCCGGTGAGTACTGCGACAACGGCAACGAGTGCTATCACACGTGCTATGGCGGTCGGTGTAATTGAACCAGTCGCGCAGCGACTGTGACCCTAAACACTGGAACGCTGTGCGATTCCCTGAACATCCTGGTTGATGCACGTTGGTTGGCAACACTCAGCCGGACACGAGAACATGGTGTCGTTACTCAGATACCCGCAAAACTGAGTCGGTTTGTCTGTAGGTAAGGTGGCGTCCGTGTTCGGAAAGCACGTACACCCGACGGGGCACTTGGCGCCTATCATGGTGCTATTTGGGTTTGGAATTCCTGAGCTTGTTAAAGGGACGGGACTGGGTGCCATGCTTGCGTTGTATAGTATAACAGCCACAGCAGCTACAAAAAGAATAAGTGAAATTACAAAAAGCGTAATGGCACCTTCCTCCATTTAATTTGTAACAACATATTAAATGAGTAGTCTTCTTGCCATATTGGTCTTTGCAGCTCTGGCAAGTCCCATGTCGTACAGGACGACGCGCCAGCTCGGAAGCTGGGTCGCCGATCCCATCGGTGTTCCCACAGTCCCGGGCCTTCTGCTCCATGGTCTCGTGTTTGTGATTCTCATGGCTGTTTTGGGTGCCCTCTTCGGTAAGCGTTCGGGGTACCTGATGGCCGGCGGCTTGAAGTTCGAGACCCGCGATGACCAGGATGATCAGAACACCAAGCACTTTCAGCAGGACCGTTTCGTCTATTCCGTGACGGCCTAGAACTCCTCGTCAAATCTCACTTCACCTTCTGACGAGAACTTTGAATAATCGCCGACCCTCTTCTCAAAGAAGTTGGTCTTTCCTTCCAACGAGATGTTCTCCATCCAGTCGAAAGGATTCTCAGCGTGGTCCAGAGTGAATTTACAACCCAATTGCTTCAAGAGCCGGTTTGCCACGAACCGGATATACTCTTGCATCTCCTTGGCGTTCATACCGATGAGTTGACACGGAATAGCCTCTGTGATAAACTCACTCTCAATTGCGATCGCCTCATTCACAATGTCCCTGATAGTCTCGTCTTCCAATTTAGTCTGTAAATTGTGGTACAGGGTCACTGCAAACTCCTGGTGAAGACCTTCGTCGCGGGATATGAGTTCATTGCTGAACGACAAACCAGGCATGAGACCCCGCTTTTTGAGCCAAAAAATAGAACAGAAGGACCCCGAGAAGAAGATTCCTTCCACACATGCGAAAGCTACTAGCCGCTGTGCAAAAGGCGAGTCCCTGTGCATCCATCGCATTGCCCATTCCGCCTTGTGTTTAACAGCGGGTGATATCTCTATAGCCCTGAAAAGTCCCGCCTTCTCTTCCGGATCCCTGACCAATTTGTCAATCATAAGCGAATACGTCTCCGAGTGAATAGACTCGTTAAATGACTGATACGCATAGAACGCCCGAGCTTCTGAAATCTGTACATCCTTCGAAAAGTTCATGTCGATATTTTCCATGACAATTCCGTCTGAGGCGGCGAAGAACGCCAGGACCGTCTTGATGAAGTGGCGTTCTGAATCAGTCAGACGGTCCCAGTCCTTGAGGTCGGCCGCCAAATCAATCTCCTCGACCGTCCAGAAACTTGCAATCGCCTTTTTGTAAAGTGCCCATAGGTCGGAGTACCGGATGGGAAAAGTTGTGAAACGGGCTGTCGAAGGGGTGAGAATTGGGTCCATATTAATAGAGCGTCGGAGTTTTTTAAAGGCTTGCGTAGTGCTGACCCAGGGGCGTTAAAGTACCATCAAGTGCTATCAGTGCGCCATTGCCCATGTTGACGTCAGTCGTGGGGCGGGTCTTCCAACTGAAACGTTCGACATAACTACGGGAATTCATACCAGCAACAACAGCGTCCATAAAGGTTTGAATTTCGGCCGTTGAAAATGATTCAAAAGCCGGACCACCCGGCTTACCCACGCTCCAATCCGCGGGACACATCTCGGTGATCCATATAGGTTTCTGGTATTTGGCGTAGATATCGTCAATCCATTTCAAAAATCCAGTCGCGTTAGGCGGTGCGTACCAGTGAAGAGCTATGAAATCAGGCGTCATTCCCGCCTGACTCAAGGCTGTCCAGAGGGCATCAAAGTAAGATGTACTTAAAGAACCCTGCGCGGGTGTGAGACGTCCAGATTCTGGTGGGCCAGGAGGCTCTGTATATGACGGGGCTAAAGGACTCGTGTAAGCTGCAATAGAACCTATCCTGAGACCTGTCGCTTTGAGTGTAGGCCATAGCTCTACAATCTGAGCGATGCTCATATTCGACTGGGCGCCTTTATTGTTGCCATCGGGCTCGTTGAACGCCAAGAGCTCTGTAGACCCAGCTGGAATCTGGGACAGTTTTGCAGCGTCGGGCGCTCCCCAACACATGGGTGTGAATTTCAGATTCAAACCAGGTGACCCTGTCAGGCCCCAGTTATAGTACCATCCAAGGTTCAGGCTCTGCATTTGCTGATTAAATTGAGTGTTTGTGGCGCCATCTATTTTCAAATCATAGACGAACCCCTTCTTGGGACTGCCGGTCACCACCGGACTTGGTGCTGGCGCGAAGCTCGTGGCCGGTGAAAAGGCTGCTGGACCCGGGGACGCCGCCGGACTTGGCGCCGGTGAAAAGACCGCCGGACCCGGGGACGGTGCAGGCGCGAAACTCGTGGCCGGTGAAAAGGCTGCTGGACCCGGGGACGGTGCAGGACTCGGCGAAGGGCCGGGAGCAGGAGAAGGGGCGGCGACGGGTACCACGACAGGTGGCGGCTGGTCTGGTGGAATTACGTTGGCTATGACGACAATGAGTATAATTGTCACCAAAATTCCAACTAAAAGTCCTGTAAACCAACTCATAATATAGAGAAACAAAAAGATACTAAAAGTATGGACGTTGAACTCCGGCGATTGGCTCTCCGCCTCAAACTGCGCAATGTATCAGGGAATGTCGTTCATCATGCAGCTATTCTCAAAAAAGTCCTTGACCACCAGGGAACACGGTCTGAAATGGTCAAGGGTTTTTGCGTCATACCAGAGACTAAGGAGGCGTGTGAACACTATTGGATCCGGGTAGAGACGGAGGATCCGTCCCTCCCACTCGATCTAGACATTGGTTTCGAGGTTGCCAAGCTCAGGAGCCCCGAGCTCCAAGCTCTAAATCCGGTTCTTCTGGAGTCGATCCCCCCGGGGATGATTCGTTCTGACGAAAAGGAGTTGCTAATTCGGGACGAGAACGAGCGTCTATTTGAGCTCTTTCAACGAGACCCCAAAGCTTTTTGGCGCGAGGCTCCCCAAGACGTGAAAGGCTTCCATTTGAACTAAAGTCGCCCGTGATTGAGTTTCTCCGCGGCGTTCCGGTTATGACATCTAAAAGACTCTGTTTTTCCCTCTTGGGCATCGGCGTGAAAGCCAGGTGATTGTGTAAATTCTTTTCAACAGGGTTTCCTTGTTCGAGCGCTGTGTTAAACTCGGCGAAACAATCGGCCAAGAAAGCCTGCCCGTCGGTGACGCGGTTTTCAGGTGCGATACTGAGTTCCTTGGAAATTTTCAGGGCTAAACGCTTCATGAGCGTCGCGGCCCGTACAGAGTTTGTCATCTTTTCATTAATTTTCATGTACAATTGAATAGATCCAAGAACTCCTGTACCCGCCGATAAAACGGCGTTCAGAACACTGACGAATTCCTGGGCAATGAAAGAGTTAAGGGCCACGGCTGTCAAGGCGTTCACGGCAGACACGATCAGGATAGGGACATTGAACTTTGACGCCAATTTTTGGTAATAAATGTGGTCTTTATTGTGGTAGTCTGTGTACACGTTACACTGTTGCTCGAGCTTCGCCAGGAACTCCTGCTCATCTGGATGCCACCGAGCGTCGTCTGTCTTCGTCATCCTAATTTAACGCGCTAAAAAAATTTACCATCGTTGTCAAATTCGACGATGGACGTGATGCGGTCAGGGAGACGCCCTCGAACACCCCTGTAGACCATATTGAAAATAGGGTTCGAGTTTGTAATCTTGATCTTCTCAAGAAGACCCTTTTCCGGACGAATGTCAGACACGAGTTTGAGCAAGTGTACGGTCGTCTCTGAATTTAGTTTTGAAATTGGGACCCCCTTGAGATTCAACTCTATAATTTCCTTGAGCCCATGCTTCTCCACGTAAGCATCCAGTTGGTCAATTACAGGCTTAATTTTGAGTGAAAATTCAGAAGCCTCCATGGCATTCTTCGGTTGATTCTCAATATATTTCGCCCCCAGGAATTCAATGTACAGGTGTTTTCCCTTGGGGTAGAACACGAGGAGGTCTGTCATCTTGCGGATTTCGCGTCTCGTGTTTTTATGTAAGACTCTTCTCCACTACTTTACGTATGAAAAAGAATTTGATAATTACAATACATGTTAATAGAACCAATATAAGATTGTTCTTAATAAACCCGTAAATTTTAAGAGGCATAACCTTCATAGGTGAAACCCACGACTGGTCATATTTATGATTAAGAATTGTTCTTTTCGTAATATTACCCCATGGTTCAAATATTTCAGCATCTTCTATGAAAATGTCGTCAATATATTTATTGAAAAATATACTCATGATAAGGGGTCCTGTTTGAAGCTGTGTATCGAGTGTCTCATCTTCATTCCATGATTCATTTTCGATCAAAAATTCAATAAACTGTTTCATGAGGGCGTGTTCTTTTGCGCATGCAATTGTTGCGTTATTAAACATCAACAAGTCTTTTGCAAAGCCAAATGAAGCCACTTTATTTTCCATCCTATTTAGTGAATTTTTACTTACTATAATATCATATCTGTCCAAGCCCGGTATTTTGTCGAGAGGTCTGAGGCATTCCGCGTCACAGTCGACAGACACCCCTCCATAATTGTGAAGAACGACATACCTCCCGAAATCCACCTTCTGAATCATGTTCGTGAATCCATCGAATTTTACTAGAGCCTCTGGACTGAACTTTTCACACTCGGCTCTCAGGGATTGTTCATCCCATTTCACGTGTTCCCAATTTTGATTCAAAATTGAAAGCTTTTCAGTGTCACGGTGATATTTTTCAGGTAAATTGTTCCACCCCTGAAACCATATCTGATGAGTCACCTTCGGAATCTGATCCATCTACTTGAGAGTCTATACAATTTTCGTCTGGAATTAACGTGATGAGGTTCCTCATGAATGGTGGGAGGAGACCTCGGAGCGCCCCGACAAGCGTGTTGAAGAACTGCCCCCCTCCAGACACTTGACAATTTTGAAGTAAAATACAGTTCTTGGTATGCTCATAGACATTCCATATCATACGCATAATGATCATGGGTTTGATAGACCTGACGCGAATACCATGAAGGTCCGCTGAACACACTTGCTTGAAACCGTTCTGGACACACAGCGCTTGAATTTGGTCAAGAACTGGGTAAAGCCCCTGACAAAACGCGTCCGTGGCTTCCGTGGTGCTGGGCTGAAGTTCTATGAGTTTCCCGACGAGAATGTCAACGTAAAGGATCTTGGCGTCCTCGTCAGGTTGGAAACGGAGCCAGGAAACTGTTTCCTGAGCCATCTATAAAGGCGCAGGGTTTATAAAAATACAGCAATATCGCGGAAATATTTGGGAATGGCGAAACTTATGGGACCATAAATAGCCCTGAAGATAAAGCCTGTATTTATAAACTGAATTTGTCTGAGGATGTTGTCATGGCGCGTGTAATCAACCACATCCCTGACAATTTTCACGATGAGTTTAAACCTGTCTATCGAAACAATACCCGCACCTGCCAAGTCCGCCTTGATGATCATACCTGAAGACTTTTCACGAATTTCCTGAATCATGGGTTTGATGTCGTCCAGGGTCACGCCATATTCTGGATAGTCTTTGACCGTGAGCGTGACATGGGCAATACCGTCAGAATCCCATATACATTTCATAAAATCCATCTATTACTATGTATAGATTTTATGGAACGTTACGAATCACGAGTTAACTTTCAGTTAACTCCCTTGCATCAGGTGGGGTTCGAACCCACGCGCTCATACGAGCAGCAGATCACGTTTAGTACAGTCACTACGTG